TATCAACTAGTGCAGGTGATACATTCATCTTTTCTAAATAAACACCATCACTTCTTTCATTAACAATAAATAATTCATTTTCGATAAACTCTACGTTAAGAACACTGTCAGTAGAAGAAGTACCAAAAGTAAACTTACTCCATGCACTTTGTAATCTTCTGTTCTGACTTACATAGTATTGATATACATAGAGTGCATTGTCTTCATCACTACTTAATGCAACTAAAATATTTTCATTAGTAGCACTACTAAGTTTAAAGACGTTAGTAGGAATATACTTTGGCACATTAGCTGTAATATCGTCAGCTTGTTTTGTATCCGTATCAGACTTGATGAAAAATTCTCTAACGCCTGTAAAGTTTCCTTTATTAAAACCGAAGTAGACATTACTTCCTGCTCCAACTGGTTTGATATTTCTGTCTGTTTCAAATTCTGTTGCTACGTTAATTGATATGTTTTCAGCAGTTAATGTTGCACCGCCTTTTAATATAAATTGTGTTTGGTCTGAAAATAAAAGTAATTCTTCATCAAATGAAATAGCATGTCTAAGTATACTAACTTTAGTATGCGTACTTGCTACATCAATAGGTGCTGTATCTAATGTTTGTGTAATTGTTTCAGGAAAGAACTCATAGAACTCACCACTTCTAGATAAAATAACATTTTCATCTGCTAAAAAACCTAATCTATTTCTATGAAAGAATATATCATTTAGCTTTCTACCAATAAATGTTGGGTCAGGTACACTATCTATGTCTCCACAAATTCTATCTCCCCATGCAGGTACATCATAATCAGTTGAACTGATTGTATAAGTAGAACCATCTACTTGAGTAAATCTAAAATTACCATCAGCAGTTCTAATCAATACGTGTGGCATTGTAGAATTATCAATAGTAGTTTTAGTGTTAGGTGCTACGGTTTCTTGCCAAAGATTATCTGCTTCAATAAATTTTACATAATAATCATCAAACCCACTATCTGCATCACCAGTTACTTGTACTATTTGATTGTTGATTGCAGGTACAGGTAAGTCTGAAAAGTTTTGAACTTTATCTTTAACTACTTGTGAAGCATCATTACCATAACCATCTGATGCTGTTACTGTAAGTGTTCCTGAAGATTTAACTATAGAAAAACTAGAGTTTCCAATATTCGTTACTGTAATACCTGAAGGTGAACCTATAGCTGACTTCAGGCCATTTCTTATTGCTTCACTATCTGTATTAGAAGAAGTAAAAGAATAAGTAGTACCATCTATTGTTATTGAATATTTTGTACTATTTACACCTTGTAATACTGAGTAAACTGCTTGTTCTACTTTAGCAGGAGAAGTAGCACTTCCCATTGCTGTAGTAGTATTTTTATTTACTATAAAAGTAAAATCAGCAACAGTCATACAAACAAAATCTTGTTTAGGATTAGTGCTTGTTAAATAGTTTGTTGCGTTAGTTTGATTTACAACTGTCTTAGAAACTCCATTAATATCATACACAGCAATACTGCCATTAGTAATAACCACAATGTATCGTTCATTAGCATCTCTATTAATTGTATGAATAAAAGCATTACCAAAAGAACTGCTTGATAACTTAGCTACATATTCAGTTGGTGGTCTTTTTTTCAGTCCTTCTACTACTGATGAAAAACCATTTATCTGTTCACCTGCTTGTGAATTAAGTCTTAGTACTTCTGGTTGCTGACTTACACCCTGTACTAAATTTGGAATGGTACGTGATACTAAAGCCATTAATGACCTCTGATTACTGTATATGCCTGTTCAGGTGTATCAAATATAGAATAGTCACCTGTATGACTTTCAGCTTGTTTTAATATGCTTAATGATTTTGCTTCGTCTTCTTGTGAAAATTTATGAATAGTGTTTGCACCTAAAGTTCTATCGTGAAATATTCTTGCACTTCTTATTGTGATATATCTCTTAGCTTGTTCAGGTATTTCATCAAACGGTAGTAAATATACTACTGTTGCATCTTTAAAATTTGTATCAAATGTATCTTCGTTTTTAGCTAAATTATATAAAAAGTTATTTCTTTGTACTATGTCATAACTAATTTTAGAATATTGTCTTGGGTCTATTTCAACTCTAACAATATTTGTTGCTAAAGGAATTTTGTTATCTGTATCTCTTGTAAGAGTTACTTTATAATGTGTATTAAAATGCCAACCTTGTGATTGCACTTCTCTACTAACTTCAGATAAAACATTTTTAGCTATTGTTCCATCTACAGGTAAAGAACCACTTAATGTATTCAATGGAGCTTCACCAATTGTACTTAATATAGTATTTACGGCTTCTAATTCTGAAGTTCTAGTTTGTGTTGTCATATATTTTTAAGTTAAACACAGGGGAAGTTGTCTGTGTTAATCCTTCCCCTGTATTATAAATTATTATGCAGTCTTGATTGAGATTGCACTTTCTGGTCTCAAAATACCGTGACCAAGTAACATTCTTCCAGTCATAAGAGTACCAATTCTTCTTGGGTCATATGTACTTTCCATTACTAAGTCTTTTCTTTTGATTGTACCGATAGCTGAACTGTGCATAACAACAGCATAAGTATTAGAGAAGTCTCCGTTATATGTGTTGTTAGTACCAGAAATAGATGCAGATAAGTCTGTAGCAAATACTTCTTGTGCTGTGTTTGATTTTACAATCGGCACACCACCTATTGATAATACAGTACCTTTTCCAAAGTCACCGTTATCGCTAGAGAAGTCTCTGTTTACTAACTTGTCTACGTTAGCTAATTGGTAGTATTGGTCTGGTCTTACGATACACACACGACCTTCACTAGGTACATTATTTTCGTCTAATTTTTGAATTGCTTCAAAAACACTGTCGATTAATGATGTAGCATTAGTGTTAGCATCTGCGTCTGTAATTTCAGAACCTACATTACCGCCAGTAACATTAGGTGTAGTTACTCTTGATGCTAAGATTGCTAAAGATAAAAGGTGCTTATCAACCTTGTTTGCAAGTGCAGAAGCCATCTGTCTAGAATATTCTGCTCTTACGTCATAATGATTTTTGAGCTCCTCAACTTCAGCAACGAAAACATCTGCAAGTAGCATATCATCTAAGTTAATGACTTTTTCGTTGTGTTTAATAGCTTGACCAGTTATCTCATTTCCTGCTGTGTGGTAATTCGCATTTACGAAACCAGTTACAGGGAAGGCACTTGATTTAGCACCTTGACCAAGTGTTCTAACTGTAGTCATTCCTAACATCTGATTTTCTCTGATGAACTGAGTTAGTACTTCATTTGAAAATACTTTTAGGAACAACGCATTAGCGTCACCTGCTGAGTTTACCTGACCAATGCTTGATATAGTTGCATTTGACATATTATATTTCTCCTTATTAATATGTTGGTTTGGTTATTAACAAACTACTTTTCATAATCAGAAGGTTATCAGTCGTAACTGGCAATCTTTTTTGAATTTGGTTAGCACCTCTCTGATGAGAGATGGTACTATTTGTTAAATCTTTTAGATAATTTTTTCCAAAACTCTTTTTCTGTTATTGATTTCTTTTCTTTACATTTACATTCGTCACATGGACAAACACCGTATTCATCTGAACAAAATGGGATATTGCAATGACACTCGTGGTGACACTCTTTGCAATTAGGAGATTTTAGTACCAAGTTTCCAAGACCTCATTGCCCAATAAACTGGTGACATTCGCTTATCACCTTTTATTTTTTTCAATGTTGCACCATGACGTGCCATAAAACTTTTTCTTGCTTCAGGATTGTTCTTACGTATCTTCATGGAACTATCCCCAAATCTTATTGTCTTGATATTACCTGTTTGTTTATCTTTAACGTAAACCTTAAATTTTTTAGAACCTTTTACCTCTCTGATAATCTTGTTTAAAGGTTTCTTATTTTCCGCCACGATTTATTCTCTTATAACTACGTTTCTTGGATTTATTCATTGATGAAAATTTAGGTTTCTTTTTTCTAGACTGTGAAGTCTTTTTAAATTTAGACCTAGTTTCATGTTCGACTTTGTTTAAGTCAAACTTCTTTTTAGCCACTAAGCTATTTTAAGTTTATCTTTTACTTTCTTTTTAGCTATAGCGTTCTTAATAGCTTTGTCTCGTCTTGCTTCATAACTAGACATTTTACCGTCTTTGTTAAGGTCGCCTTTTTTCTTTTTACCGTAATGACTTGGCATAATTATCTCCTATGATTTTTTCTTTTTAGGAAAACCTTTTTTCATATTTGCATATGCTTCAGGTGTTATTGTAGATTTCTTTTTACTTCTAGAAATCCCAAGTTTTTTCCTTCTGTTTATGTTTCTATATAATGACATTATTTTTTACCTCTTACTTTGTTAAGCGTACTCATGCCAAAACTTCCTGAATACACAATTAGAATAGCCCACCAAAATTCTTGTGGAGCTGACTTTAGTATCTCAAAACCTTTTTCCATATAAGGTTGTGAAAAAGGTAGAAATAAAAATAGAAAAATAAGTGAAATTTTAATTGTTAGTATTTCATCTTTGATAGAGTGTTCTTGTTGCCTTATTTGCTCAACAGAAACACTTTTAGATGCTTCAATTTCTTTTGCTCTAATAATCTTGTCCTTCTCCATCTTGTGTTGAATAGCACCTACTGTCTTATCAACAACAATTCTTGTTAAAGGATTTTTTAATAAAGGTAATACAAAGTTAAGCATTTCTTGACCTATTATATTTTTTTGTAACTATTTTTAAGTTAGTTATGTTGTTATTATTTGGGTTGCCATCTTTATGATGAACGTCTTTACCATTGATGGCATTGCCCAGTTTCTTTTTCATTAACCGTCTAGCTAAATTTCTTTTTGCTCTGTTTTTCTTTTGTAGTGGTTGAGAATGATAATTCTGATATTCAGACTTATAATCTCTATGAGCCATTATATAGCTGTAGACCTCGCTATTTTATCTTCTACAGTTTTTCTATATGCAGGGTCAGTTTGGTATCTTTTATCATTCATAGCTTCAATAACTTGTGCAGAACTTTCAAACACATCAGAAGCAGTTTCTATACTGTCTCCATTAATCATTGTTTGTGGTTGTTCTGAACTAATACCTGCTCTTGATGCTATGGCCTGAACAGCAAATTTTACTTGCTCAATACTTCCTGTATCTAAAGTTTCATTAAAAGCATTTTGTTCACTTTCACTTAAACTAGTTTTAGCAAAATCAATAATCTTTTTATAATTATCTTCACCACCTACTAAGTTATGAACTTGTGCTACTTCGTTGTTTGCTATTGCTTCTTGTCCAGCGATATAACCATCAACTAAATCTTTATTCAAACCCATCTTATTTAATTCTTCATAAGATTGTTCAGACAATTGTCCTTTGTCTTGGTACTCTGTATAAAACTTATCCATAGGTGCAGGTGTAACATCTGCATCATAAGTAGTTTCTTGTACAGGTTCTTGTACTGGCTCTGATTGTTTCTTTTCAAGTTCAGAATATGCTTTCGCTAAATCTTCTGCTGTCTTAAATTTTTCTGGTAACCATTCAGGTCTAGCTTCATCTGTAGACCTTACAGTGTTATCAGCTTCACTAACTGAAACTCTAGTTTCATCATTAGCTACTACTGCTTGTGTTTCTGATTGTGTTTTGGCTTGTTCTTCTAAAGATGGATTTGTAGCATCTAAAGAAAGTTCTTGTTTATCCGTACTCATATTTTACTCCTGTGGTATTTCAAGTTCCCCATTTTCATTCACACCTGCACCAGAGTTAGCTAGGCTTTTTCCTGCTTCTATTGCTACTCTTGGGTCTGCCAACGCTTGTTGTGCAAACTGTTGCTGTTGTGCTTGTTGAGTTTCTTGTTGGATTTGTTCTGATGATTTAATTAATCCACCTGTATCTATACCGTTAGCTACAGCAAATTTCTTAATTGCATCATCAAGGTTTATGTATCGTGCTAAAGTTTCAGCACCAAGTGTATTAGACAAGTCAGACATAAATTGTAATAATCTCAATCTATCTGATGCTCTGCCTAATGCTTCCATTCCTACTATAATTTTAGTTTTGACTAATTCTTTAGGTAAGTCAGGAAGTAGTTTCTGTTGCTTTAACATATCTAATTTAGTGTTTATGTAAGGCAACTGAAATTCTGTTGTTAATATTCCGTATACACCACCAAGTGCATCATTTAATTCATTAGCTATAAGTTGTACTTCTGTAGCTGTAACTCTTTCTGCTTGTCTTTGTACTGATGCGTTTAGTAGAAATGCAAACTGTAATCTTTGTTCTATTCTACCCATCATCTCATAACCAACTCTAAAGTCAGCAAACTTATTAGCTTGTAATACAGAAACATCTTGTGCATTACCTTCTATGATTGCTCCATTAGGTGCTTTAGCTATTGATGATGCTCTTGTACTTCCGTTAGGTGAAATCATAAAGAGCATCTTAGAAGACGCACTACTGCCTTCTAGGATTGCTCTAGTCAAGCCTTCTAGACTTCGTAAGTCTCCCTCAAAAGTCTCGCAATGACCTCTACCATAATTCATACCGTCAATTCTATTGAAGCGAAGTGCTATGAATGGAAGTTTGTCTAAGTCGTAGTATTTTTCAAAAACTTTTTGTTTTGCTATTTCTTGATGTACGTAAAATCTTTTCTTTTCTCTGTATACACAAGTATATAGATTTAATGATTTAGTTTCTTCATTAATCTTGTCACCAATACTTTTTCTTAATTTATCTGATAATGTATTTGGCGATATACCTTCTTTAACAATAATTTTTAATATCTTACCTTGTGGGTCTCTTTTTACTACGTAGCTACTTAATGGATATGTTCTTAATCCATCTTCTGTCATTTTTAATAAAACATTACCTGATACAATAAGATGTTTTAATGCTTCGTATACTGCTACTCTGTCATTGTTACTTTCAATGCTGTCCATAACAGCTTTTTCTATTTTAGCTAACCCTTGTTCTATTGTAGCTTTCTGCTGTGGGTCACCTTCTATTTGTTTGTATACAAGTTCATCAACGTCTAATCTAAAGAACGGTGCTTGTGGTGGGAATAAAGCTAACATTAATTTAGATGCTAGATTAGTGACACCTCTACTTCCTACTGATTGATAAGGTGTTGGATATTCAGTTGCTTCATTAGC